ATTGTTGCATTGCGCTCCAATCATCCGAGATGTAATAAGTCTTTTCATCTTCGCTCATTCGAATGCGATCAACATCCAAATATTCCCACAAAGCAACTCGAGTTCCTTCCCGGTTCCAGGTGCCTTTAACACAAAAACCCCCGAACATCTCAAAATCAAAAGCCATTTGTTCGGCAATTTCATTCATATCAAATTCCGAATATTGGTTGCGGATAAATTCATCCATGTTCCCGGTTACAACTTCAAGGCCGTTCCCGGCAATATAAAAAGTTTTTGTTTTTATAATTCCTTGATGCCAAGCGCTGCCATTATATAAATCTATTAAAAAATAAGGATAATCATTTTTCTTTCCCCACTTTACAAATCCAAGTTGGCGATCTTTTTCTTCTTCTGGTAGCATGAAATCTTTTCGAAAAGATAAAGATGTCATTTTGATTTTCTCGTTATTCATATATTTCAAAAGTTATTGGCGATTCATAAAAATTATTTGTTGTTGGTGCTTCAACCACTTCGGCGCGCCCGGTTTCAACAATTCCTTGCGATAATGTTGGATCCAAATTTATTGCGCTTGTTTGTTGGTAAATATTATAAACATATGAACCGTTATAATCAAAAGTCAAATCAACGCCATCAATCAAAACAAATTCATCAAAGCGCGAAATTGCTTGGCTTACATTCGTTAAAATGCAAAAATAAGATTTGAAGCTTTGTTCGTGGATGAACTCAAATAGATAGTTCGGCGCCGGGATTGTTGTCAATTCCGTTACCGTTACCACTATCGGAGTGCTTCCGCTTCTTTGTATTATCAACATACTTTATTAATTTTGGTTGATCTGTTTCATAAATGTAAAATATGCCCAAACTCATATATAATTCGCCTTGGCTTTCTTCAATTTTGTAAAATCTTGATGTTAATTTACTCCAACATTTTGCTCCAATATACTCTTTTTTTATTTTCATATCGTAAATATAAACAAAAAAAAAGGAAAGGAATTTATTTTCCCTTCCCTTTTATGATAAACTAAACTAAACTAATTAAATTGATGGCGATTGTTGTGCTAATAATGCCGCGTAAACTGCCGGGCTAACATCNGGAACTTCATCATTTTCCATACCATTCAAAACAATTACATGGCCTTTTCTATCTCCTTTAAGAACGCCACTTGTGTACTCATTCGCATCCGCAACTTGTAATCCTTCGCCGAAACCAAGNGCAACAATTGTTCCNTCCGCGTTCTCAACCAAAGCAACAACCAAATTTTGAGCTAATAAGTGAATNTCACTTCTTAATTCTTTTGAATCGGATGCAATGATCATTGATAAAGATTGCTCATAAAANAGCGTTCCGTTATCTTTGTTAACTTTAATCGGAGCTGTAAAACTCGATAAGTTTGATTTCAATTTATATCGAAATGTTTCGCCAGTTACGGTTAATGTTGTTATTTCATTCGCCGTTATTGCGCTGTTTGCTAAATTGTCAAGCGGAAAAAGTAGAACGGATTTGATCCCGCCTTTTCCATTTGTACAAGTGCGGTCATTATATCCCGCTGTCATATCACATGCACTCATTTTCTTTTCTTTTTTTTGTTAAAGGGGAATTTTCATCCCCTTAATTATTAATTAAATTATATTGGCGAACTTGTTCCGTTCCATACTCCAACGTTATTCAAGAAAGGAACTTGAACTCCAGCTCTGAATTTTGAACGAAGATAAATCAAATCATCATCAAAAGAATACCAAAGATCGTAAGATTCGAAATCGCTTGATAAGTCAGTTCCAAATACAAAGTGAGATGAACGGCCAGTATAGATATTATCTTTACCATTTAATCCGTTTACTTTAACAACTCGCATGTTTGTTCCTGGTAGTAAAATCTCATCCATTGTTGCGATTGCAGTTGGATCGTAATTGAACAAGTTCAAAGTTACAAGATTCTTTAACAAAAAGTTAAATGATTCACGTCCGCAAAAACAAATGAAATCTTGAGATTCCGCAACGTTTGCCGGTGTATTTGAGAAACATGCATAAAATACATCATATGCATTTGATGCTGTTAAAGATGCAACCGCTGTTGGATTTAAATCAACACATCCCGCAGCTGTTGTAAGCAACTTACAAAAACCATTCATGAACGCAAGGTTACCAGAACCGGAAACTTTATTTCCTTTCCAGATTAATTTGTCAAGTTCAAAAGCATGAAGCTTTAAAAGATAATCTGTAATTTGTGCCTCAAATGGAAGGTTTTTATCTTCGGCCATTGCTCCAGGTGTTAATGCAATTTGCGCCCAAAATCCCGCAAGATCTTTTTGGCAAAATGATTTCATATATCCAAGAGTTTCAACCGCGATATCTCTTTGCGTAAAAACCGTATCCGGAATTTGTCATTGTGCAATCGCCAGCTTGATAAACAATTGAATCGTTCATTAAGTTTAATGCTTCCGATCCTTTTATTCCTTGTTGGATTGCGATATATTTAAGTGTTTGCGCTTCGGTAACCGAACGAACAATTAAATCTTGTCTTGTTTCATCTGTATATGCTGTAAGTCCACTTACATCATATGAGAAATTATTGCTAATATACTTTTTTAAGCTCATTTTATTTATTTTTTAGAATTTATAATTTATTATATTTTTTTAACCATTCTTGGCGCGCTGTTAAGCTGCCAACTTTTGCGAATTTTTCGCTTTCATTTGTTGCATTTATTGGAGCGGATTTGAATGTTTCAAAATCGCTTTTCAATGTTGCAAACTCATTTACTAAATTTGTGTTTTGATCCGCAATAACTTTCATCATTTCGGCAACCGCTTCAAAGCTTGTTGCGAATGAATTTAATTTCGCGTCAATAATCAATTCCACTTTTTCCGCACTCATTTGCTCTTCAATTGGAGCTTCTTCGGATGCTTCTTCTTCAACAACTCTTTCATCAATTATTTCNGTTATGATTCCTTGAGCATCAACAACAATTGAAAGCCCTTCAAGNTCGCCGCTCAAAGCATGCGTTCCTTCAGGTGCCGGGATTGTTTCGGTTTCGGTAACTATGAAAACCGGTTGGCCAACTTCAAGNGAATCAAATTCAACAATTGTNCCATCCATTAAAGATGCTTGTTCAAACTTTTGTTTCTTGGCAAATGACAATTTCATTTCCGAAATCAAGTCAAGAACCGCTTTAAAATTTTTATTCATTTTATTTCTGTTTAAGTATTATGTTTTCTTGTTCGTAAATTTTGTTTCAAATCAAGCAACGCTTGAAATATCGATGCCATTTGTTCATCTTCTTTTGCATCCATTAAATTGAAAACTCCTTCAATTGAGAATCCGTTGAACTTTCCTTCTTTTGCTTGGTTGAATATTTCTTTGTCGGTTACTTTGTAGCTAACAATCCAAGAGCCATCATTTGCATCTTTGAAACGTTCTGGCGCTGTAAATCCTTTTTCATTATCTATTTGATAAGAATGAATCATATAAATTCCCTTAACAACTTTGGAAGGATCATGATCCAAGTTAACATTGTTAAAATTTTCTTTTCTCGCATAATCAAATATTATATCCTTAACCGCTTGTTTGGTAAAAACAACATAATATTCTTCGGCTGTTTCTTTTTCATATCGATAAATTGGAGTATCCGCGGAAATTGCTATTCCGGTTATAACTTGCTCTTCTTCATTAAATTCAAAAGCCATTTGCTTTGCAAAAGTCATGAAGTTTTTTTCATGCGCCGGTTCCCCAACCAATGAATTAAATGAAACGGTTGTTTCGGAATCCAACAAGTCGATTGATATTTCGTAAATTGGTAAATCTTTTATCATATATATTATGTATTTTTGTTCGATGAATTTTGTTTATCCATATAAAAAGCGTTCCGAAGAGTTTGAACTCATCCATTCAATTCGGTGGATTCGAATGAGTTTTCCCCTGGCGAATGTTTATGTTGTTGGCGATTATTTCCCGGATGTTATTCATATCCCTTGCAAACAGTTTAATAATATCCGCGGTTGCGATGTTACAAATAAAATGCTAACTTTTGCGAATCAAATTGGCGGGAAATTCATTTACATGAATGATGATTTCTTTTGTACTCCAAATTTAAAACCCGAAAATCCAATTTATAAGGGAAATCTAATCATAAATGAATTACATCCCCCGCATTATCAAACGGCCGCGATGAATACCCTTGAATTTTTAAAGTATTACAACCGGCCAACTTTGAACTATGAAACCCATTCGCCGGTTTTAATGGATTCTAAACGCTTAATTAAAACATTTGAGCAAGTTAATTGGAAGGATGATAATCATTTCATTAAATCAATCTATTTAAATAGTAATATCCCCAAGAAATCCATTGAAGGATTCAACTGTAAAATCAATTCATCCAACATTCCAACCGCTTTGAAATATTTGGATGTTCATGGATGCTTTTCAACCGGCAAAGCGTTCCTTGATGATGCCGGGGCAACCTGGATTAAAACTTTGATTTTACCTCCGCAACCATAACATTGTTTTGCACTTGAGAAATATCCGATTCAAGAACAAATACTTGGCCGGTTGTTGGTGTATTGGAACCGCCAAGCAATCCCGCTGTTTCTGTTTGTACTTGTGTTGATGTTGTTGGCGCAAATTGTTCCCCGCTTGCTCCAGTAGAACCACCGCCGCCGGATAAAGATGGCATTGATGGCGCGGAACCCCCTTGATATTTTGAAGATGCAACAACGGCCAATTGCGCAGCTCCAAGNNCNCCGGTTGCAATTCCAAGCGGAACGCCGACCGGAACCCCGCCGCCTTGTGCAATTGCTTTCATTACTGCGGCCGCGGTTGAAATTACAATTGATGTCATGTTTAACGCTTTCTCGCGGTTAAACTTTTGGCGGTTTAATTTATCTTCAATATCAAAAGCTTTCTTTTGAACGTTATATTTTGCAATTGCAAACTTTTCTTCAATCGCTGTTTTTTGTTCCGCTGTTAATCCAACAACTGAAAGTTCTTGTTGTTGTTGCGCATCCAAACTCGCAAGTTCTTGATCCCGGCGGTTGTTTGTTTCTTGAATCTTTTGTTCGGCAGCTTGGTTGATTACTGAATTTATTTGATTGGCAAAATCCAAAGCTTTTTGCGCTCCTTCAATAATTCCAATTAATTGTTTGTTATCTTCTTCAAATTGTTGCTTTGCAATTGCCTTTGCGGATTCCGTTCCTTTTTCTTTTATGCCTTTAATCTTCTTTTGCTTTTCTTCTTCAAGTTTAATCAATGCATCATCATGCTGTTTTTGTGTTATTTTCTCATTTGCATTCGTACTGTTTAACAATTCCAATAACCTGGCCTTTGCATCTTTATCTTCAAATTCAATATTGGCAAGCGCATTTTCTTGTTCATTCAACATTATATCATTCAAAAATTTTGCGGCGTTTCTCTTTTCTGTTTCATTTTTGGCCGCCTTATCTCTTTCAATCTTGGCATATTTATCATTTATTTCTTGAATCTTTTCCAACCTTTGAACTTCC